CGTTGCGATTTTTCATTATCACGGCGGCTACTCCTATGAGGCGGTCGCGATGATGATCCCACCCTGACCACCGGCCCCACCGTCGTTACCGAAGTTCCCGGGGGGTAGCACGAAGAACCCGGCCCCCACGGTGCCGACCAGCGTGGCCTCGGCGGCCGCAGTTTCTGCGGGGGTGATGAATCCACCACCGACCATCGCACCGCTCTGACCGTCGACCAGTTGGAACGGCTCAGCGCCGGATAGGTTCTGGATACCGTGGCAGTTGATCACGAATAGGTGAGTCCCAGCGGTCGTCCGGTTGTGGAAGATCGCCGTCTCGAAGTTCCCGTAGAACTCGCAGTCCTCCACCAAGATGTACTCAGTGTCAACCCAGTAGATGCACCCGGTCCCGGCGGCGCCATCGGTGCCCGCGGGGTCTGTCGGCTGATAGAACCGGCACCGGCGGAACACGAAGTTGTCGAAGGTAGTGGCGATGTCTACGAAAGTGACGGCCTCCTTCGCGGAGCTCGTAACGAAGTCGCAGTCCTCGACCGTGAGATTACCGACACCCATATCCAGGAAGTTGACCAGCGAGTTGACATCCGACACATGTCGGAGATTACCGAGGTAATTGCTCCCGGCAGTCATGGCTATATCGGCGGTAGTGTCGGTCCCATAGGTAATGGTGGGTTTCGCGAGCTCGCGGCCTAGCCCACGCACGTCGATACCGGCCACGTCCATGGTGATCCGGGCGGAGTTGGTGATAGTCTCAGCGTGGCCGGTGAGCACGAGCACTGTATCGCCCTGGCTGGCGGTACAGAGGTTGTAACCCGCGTCGATGGTAGTCACGGCCCGGTCAGGATGTTGACCGAAACCCGCTGTAGTCCCACCGGTGGCGGTGCCATCGTCGACGAAAAATATGTTCCCAGTAAACATGCTCGCGTCAGAGATGAACGGGAAGCCCCCAGGCTGTTGGCGGTAGTACAACGGACTCATGGGTGCGGACCTGGTCACGCCCCCGGCGACTGGCATGTAGACCCATCGCCCGGTCCTCTTGTACGTCTCCCACCCGACCATCGTCCGGTGATAGGCGCTCTCTAACTTATACTGGATGCTGTTGCGGGCCCACTGTAAGAACGGAGCGCGGCGCGCTGTCCTCCAGTACGGATCGTCGATCGGCCCGAATTGGTAGTAGATCATCCCTAGGTAATACCGCTTGAACAACATCGGGAACCGACCGAGGTTGATCTGGAAATATCCGCGGATCTCGTCGATCACCACGAACACGAGGAACAAGGCGATCACGAGCGGGTTACCGTGTAGGTAAGGGGTGTTGAGTAGGGTTCTCATTTTGGCTCTCCTTTAGCTTTTCGGGGTTCTAACCCTTGTTGCTATAGCCCCTGATTTTATTGGTGCTTGTTCAAAATTGGTCGGTTTCTAAGAAACTGCGTCGCGGAGATGCGCTTGTGAGCCCCAAAGAGGCTGCTTTAAATTTGAGTTGAATTAGGGGGTAGCGCCTCTTGTTAAATCTACACAAACGTGCTATTTTTTGACGGGCTCAGAGGGCTTCTCAGCGTCCTTGATTTGCTTGTCCTCACCACGCCGGATCGGTCGACCGACCCCCCGGGTAGTTCTAGGACGTTTCGGCTTCGTCGTCACCGCCAACCTCCGCCGGTGGATCCATGACGGCTACCGCTGTCGCCCCGCTTACCGATGGGACTCCTGACGTCCCGGCTATCTTGTCCATGAATACCTTGGCCTTCACCGGGTCCATCGGACTCCCGCACCGCTTGCACTTGTCTGGAGCTTTGCTCGTGTCGGCTATCGGGAACTGCTTACCGTCCCTCTCCTGATAATTGGTAATCAGGAAATGGTCCGAGCAATTCGGACATCGGGCCGTCCACTCTAATCCATTCTCCTCGATCAATACCTGGGCCATTTTGGTCCTCCCTCTCGTCGTGCGCGACGATCGTGATTCGGTCGCATAGTTTACAGCGGTCCGCATGGGGACTGCCGTCATGATGGGGGCTCCAGCGGGCCCCACAGAAGCCGCACTGAAGGACGCCGCTGGAGTTAATAATGCTCGCCGCGGACCACGTACCGTGAGGCACCTGGCCCCGTCGACGTCCCTGTCTGACGGGCCACCACCAAGCGATCTCCGCCGGGAAAGCGCCGGTGTGCTTGCGCCAGACTAGGGCCTGTATCTTGAGCCTCACCAATAGGGTCGGCTCAAGGTACTCCATGACGGGATGGATCCACGGGATCTCCGCCAGGAGCTCGTCGCGGTCGGGGTGACTCGCGAGCCCGCGCATTTCCTCGAACCAATCGCCATCCGGGACTCCCGGCGGGACTTCCCGCCGGTTGCCCAATGTTTTTATGGTGATCTCAATCATTGGTTTTAGTTGGCCGGTGAGTTGACGTCCACGTAGACTTTGCTACCCAGTACAGCGGCGCCCTGGAGCTCCTTCTGCGGGTGGGCGTAGCCGTAGCGGGTGACGATCAGCGTGACGTTGTCGACCCCGGTGTTGTCGTCCTCAGTCACCAGCATCCGAATGTGATTGAAAGGCGTGGTCGAATCCACATCGAGATCCTCGCCCCTTATCTCGATGATTACGAAGTCACCGTCGGCGTCTAGGATGTCACCAGTGGTCGCCGTGGTGTCGTAGTTGCCACCGTCTGAGGAGGTGGTGAGGGCTTTCACTCCGGTGCCGCTGGAGTCGCTCGCCTGCTGGAAGCTGGCCTCATCCAGATCGTCGGAGCTGTCCCAAGTACCGATCTCGGCGTAGCCCATCGCTCGGGTGTAATTTTTCATGGCGAGATAACCGCTATTCGCGGAGGCGTTGCCGATGTCAACCGTCTCGGTCAGGGTAAGGCTCGCGTGTTCTGATAGTCTCATGCTCCCCATGTCGTCACTCCTATTGCTCAGGTCTGCCCACCCCATGCGGGCATCCTCACTAGGCTCTGGTTGCCAGGTTCACGAACGGGGTCACAGTGTTCGACCCGTTCCGTGGGGTAAGCGCCGAGTCGATCCACGGTCTGCCGGTCAACCGTTCGATGAATCTCCACTCCGTCTCGTCGGTGTTGAACCGGGTGTGCATCGAGCTCGCGATCTCCAAGCTCTGCCGGTCGCCGATCAGGTAGTAGCTCGGGTCGCAGAACACGATGTCTCCCGCGGTACCAAGGGTCTGCGCCTTCTCGGTAAAGAACACCGGGCGCCCGAGGATGGTCGCCGGGGGCCCGGCCACGCCGTTGTTGATCCAGACCGCAGACCCGCCGGTGCCGACGTTGAGGGCCATTGTTGCCAACTGAGGGAACACGTCGTTATGGGCGTACCAGATGGCCGATCCCAAGGACGCCGGGAGCATCCGGGAATACATCTTGACCAGGTTCTCCCAAACGAGCGTTGTAGCCGCTTGGCCGGTTTCTTTAGTCACGCTCACCAGCGCGTCAGCGTTGAGGATGCCGACGGGTTGGCCTGCACCGACGCCGTTGATGAAAGCGTCGTCCTCGAAGTACGCCATCGCCTGGGCGAATAGCCTGTTGAGCACCGCCTCCAGGGAGATCGCACTGTCGCGGATCAACTCGTTCGCAACGCGAGTACCTCCCATCAACTTGCCAGCGTCCAACCGCACCTGTGAGAACGTAGGCTCGGTCTGCGTGAAGGATCCAGACTCCGGCGTCCAATACGCTTGGATGCCACCGAACACCGTGGAGCTGTGGGTCGTGTCGCGGATAGCAGGGATCCGGACTGTTAGCCCGGTCATGGGAATGACGAACGCCCGGCTCCGGATGAGGGCTTGCTCGAGGGCCAGGGATAGGAGCTGGACTCGGAACTCCTCCGGGACCAGGAATCCGCCCTGGTCGCCTTGGCTCTCGTTGAGGACTTTGGTCCGGGCTTCGGTCAGTCCCTTCAACCCCTGGCTTTCCCAGTAGTTATCAGTGACCGCCGCGGCCCCTTGGTAGAAATGGCCTATCCGTCCGAATAACCCGTCTAGGCGGGCGCCGTCGGATTCGGGCTCATAAATCGACAGAGCCGCCGCGCGTTGTCCGGGCTTCATATCCCGGAACCACGCGAGCTCGCTGCCGCCGTTGTAGGCCATCTTGTTCGCGGTGATCTGGTCCATCGGTAACCGCTGGATCCCCTCTTTATGGAACCCTTGCTCCTCGAGGAACCCTGCGAGCCCCTTCTGGATGGCCTCCTTGCCTTGACCGACGAGGTCCGGGTCGTTTGAAGCGACCTCTTTGGCGTACTCGCCGACGAAGGTCTTAAGTCCGGCGGGGTCCATCATGAGGGCACGGACTTTCGCCTCGTCGTTGAGGAGCTCCTCTAGCTCTGACGCGCTTTCCGGGATGATCAACTCCACAGTCTTAGGCATGACTGAAAGCCTCCTGTAATGCTTCTCGGAATACAGACGCGATGGGGGGATCCGGTTCGGGTTCCTCGGTTTCCTTTTCGTGGGCTTCCGCGAGCTCGTCACCGAGCTCCAGCAACGCCTTGTAGCCGAGCTCCAGGAGCTTGATCCGCTCCTCTAGATGCTCGTTCTGAGTCAGCGTGATTAGCCCGCTGAGGAAACAGACCTCCTCGGGAGTGAAGATCCCGGGGTTCTCCTTCAGGAACGCTTCCTCTGCCGCCGACTGTTCGATCGCGTACTTGATACGGTTGATCCCATCGCCCAGGACTTCATCGACGATCCCGTCGATCACGGGATGGAATCCTTTCATGCGCTGGAGTGCGTCCGGGTTGGCGGGCACCGATACCTGACTGACTTCGAGGAGCTCTTGGCCGTTGAACTCGTAGTTGGGCCACATGCTGTCGGTGGCCTTGATCTCTTTGGCCTTCGACATATCGGGAATGAAACCGACGCTGAACGCGGCCCGGCCTTCCTGGGCCAACTGGAACCCACGGTCAGCCGCTGGTATGCCCTGGCCGACGTCGTAGGTGGCCTCTCCCACGAGGGACTTGCCACGGGTAGCCATCGCGGTCCATTGGCCGATGATCGCCTCGATGGACCCGTACCGGTGGGAATCGAGCATCACGGGGTTAGCCATGAAATTGTCGACGTCCCAACCGGAGGCCCGGATGATGTCGCCATCCCGGTCCCGCGTCTCGGTCGATACCACCGCGTGGATCTTTCCCAGCCTGGCGTCGACTACCTTGACTTCGGCCCGCTCCAGGTGGCGGACAAACTTCAGACTGCGTTCGTTCATGCCTTCGCTCCCATGACAACAAAAAAGGGTCCGACCCCACGCTCCGGTTTTCCCAACGTGGATCGAACCCTTGGCTCTACAGATCGGCTCTGTGCTACGTGAGCACACCGCGCTTGGCGGCTGGCCGGGTCGCCTATTCAATTGTTTGGTTTTAGGACTCCCGGAGTTGAATGGCAGATGCCGGGCAGTCACTCAACTCCGTTGGTCGATGGAGTCCCCGATAAAAGGAGGTGACACTTGACTAGCAACAAGCGCCAAGACGGACGCTACCACAAGCGATGGTAGGGTGTCAACTATTGGCTACCGGCGGTCGTAGTGGAAGAATACCTCATTGGACTTCCCGGGCGAAGGCGCTTCGGAGATCTTACTCGTCGCGTCAGATTATTGACGACGACCTCCTCGGTACTTATACGAAACCCGCAATCATCACATTCCCGGCGGCGGGTAATACGCGTAGGGAATGACCGCGAATCAACGACGCGTGTTGGACCGCCACAAAGATTGCACCGCCAGGATAAACCGCTACTACGTTTCAGCTAGGGACTCCAAAATAAGGCCCACCCGATTGAGGGATGAGGCAATCGAGCGGGCCGCTGGTTTGGGGGCGACTATAGTTTACTCCCGCCGTGGACCGTCCGCAAGTGGATCGTCAAGAGTCCGGGGTAGGACGTCCACCACGGACAGAGCGGACACTGATACCAAGGGAACTGAACTAAGCGATCAATATGAGGTTGCACCGGCGGCAGAAGTACCCGGCGCCGTCTCGGTTAGTGACCACCATGTCGGGCTTCCCACAGTGAGAGCAGACGCTCCGAGTCTCGGTCCGGTCGGGATCCCGCCGGTACCGGACGTTGCACCGGCAGTTGGGATGGGCCGGGATGGTGTCGAGCCCGTTGATGAAGGGATCCCCGACCTTAATCCAGCCCTCGCCCTCGGCGTCCAGGCAAGGCGTACCGGCGCCAGTGGCGTCCACCACGTCGTCGCCCTGAGTGATCCACCGCTTCTGATCGAAGTCCTGGGCTTCGGCGGCTTGCTTGGCCCCCTGGCCCTGAGCGGTGGCCGTCTCGGTGCGGGCCACGACGCGAGCCTTCTCGGGACTGAAGGCCAAGTCCTCACGCAACGACTTCTGGAGCGTCGAGAGACTCTCGCCGTTCTCGATGGTCCGGGCTACCAAGACGTTGACCCGGTTCCGGGTCGCGTTCGTGAGGTTGAGATTTCCGTCCGCACGTAGGAGCCGGGCTCCGCGTTCACGGGCGTAGGTAGCCGCGAGCTCCTGGGCGGTGACGAGAGACATAGCGGGAAACTGGTTGAGCATCGCGATCCGGATCGATGCCTCGAGCTCCTCGATAACTTCCGGTCCGTACTTCGACCACCAATCCCAGTCGTACCCCTGGATGTCGGAGATCTCGATCTTAGTGGACACCACACTGAGCTCCAACGTGGGTTTGCCGAACTGTTCAAGGAACGCGACCAGCTCCGCGGCCTCTGCCGCTAACCGGCGCTTCCAACCGAGGAGCATCGCCCGCTCCGCGATGTCCTCCTCGGTGAGCGCCTTGGAATATTCTTGGGAATATTTGCCACCTGCTTTCACCCCAAGGGCGAAGGGCTCGCCCATCATGGGCGCCGGGACCGAGACCTTGAACTCGTCACCCTCGGGGACTTCCTCCAGGTTTAAGAGGGCCCGCGCCTCGTTGAGCTTGTGTGTCCCCTTCTCGTACCCGGTAGTGGCCTCAGTGAGATCGAGCTCCCTGTTGTTGGGCGTCGGATCGTTGTACTCGAAATGGAGCCCACGGTCCGGGTAGAGCTTCAGGAGCTTCTCGTTGAGCGCCAGCCTAATCCGGTTCAATCGCGGTTTAATAGCCCACCGAGCAAAGATGAACTCTGCCGCCTGAGCGTTCGCTCGCGACGGCGCCTCCATGACACCGAGCATCGGGAGCGGTACGCCGTAGGCCGCGAGCACCATGTCCCGGACCTGGTCCCGCAACTGGACGAACTGCATGTCGCGTTGGGTATACTTCCGCTCAGTGAACTTCGCCCGCTCCAGGAATCCAATACGTCCGGCGTTGTTGGTACCCTGATGAAATTCCTTCCACCGCTCGACCAGCCTCTTGAAGTCAGGATCACTCATTGAACGGTCGGCCTCGATGATCCCCCCGGGCGTAGCGTCGTTGCGGAAGAACGCCCGGTTGTAGTTGGCCGCTTCTACCTCGGAGCCAAGGTCGAGGACTAGGGCCTGTATGGGGCCTTGCCCACGGTAGGGATCCAAGGGGTTGGGGCGCCGGATAAAGATCACGTCCTGGAGGTCCAGAGGGATCCGCTCGCCCCCGAGGGTGTACCAGTACCCGAGGATGTACTCGTCATGGCTCTTGATCGGAGTCATGCGGTCGGGCCGGACAGCCCACATCTCGACGGGAATCCCGCTGTTGTTGCGGACCAAGACCCACCAACTCTCGCCGGTGAGCTCGAAGTGCTGTTGGCTCATCTCGAGGAAATCATGGCGCGTATCGAACTCGTTGGCCGAGTTCCACAGGGTAAGGGCCAGGTGGGAGAATACCTCATTGGACTTCCCGGGCCCGGCGTAGAGGTGCCACTCCGCAGACGCCACGGCTTCGGAGATCTTACTCACGGCGGCGTAGACCGAGCTGACCGTCGAGTAGGTATTCATCTGCCCGGCCATGCCAGCCTGTCCACCAACACCGAGGCCCGTGTTCGCGAAATTGACCTGCCCCTGAGCGACCTGGGGCGGGCGCTCTTGGTTGTGCGCCCGAGTCAGAACCAGATCTGAGAGCCGTTGAAGCATCGTCACGATAAGACCTCCATGAGCCGCTGGCCGATATATTCTGTGTAGGCTGGCGGGATGGCGCTACTGCGTTCGTCTCTTTTCATCCAATCGATGCCAAACTCACCAGAGATCAGCGTGCGTCTCCCGCCGCCGACCCTTGGCCGCACCGCCAGCACCGCAGAACAAATCCAACAAGAGCATCAAACCCTCCGCATTAGCTGGGCGTAGACCACGACGGTTATACCGAGGAGTGCCAGCCCCGCCCCGATCGACACCCAAAAGATCGACCCCACTACTATACCAAATCCGACCACCTCGACGATCTGAGCCCGGCGTCTAGGGGTCAAAGAAGCGAAGGCTGGGCGCACCATGTAGGGGAGAGTAAGCCATCGCGAGAGCGTCCGCATCGTCTGGACTCCTGTGGATCCTTTTCTTGTAGTCGGCCTTGCTTTCGAGGATGAGGCGCCGGTCGCCCTGGATCTTGTAACGTCTCGAGGAGAGCTGAGAGATTAGTGCGGGGTTGTCGTCGACGTCGATAGTACCAGACTTGAACGCTCGGGCGAGCTCAAGCCAGGCTTCGGCAATGGCGTTGACGTAGCGGTCGTCAGCGTCGGCACGCTCACCACCATTGAAACCCGAGACGCTAGCATCCCCCTGCCGAATGTCGCTCTCATTAAGTCGGTCCACCACACCGGCTCCAATTCCGGTTTCATCGACGATGATTTCAACGGTGATTCCATCCGGTTCCTCCTCCGCCATGATGATCAACTGCCCGGCTATCTGCTGGGTATCGTGGCCCTGGACGTCCCACACCTTCCGGCACTGATGGCCCTGGCGACGATATACGACGGTTCTATCGCTGCCGAATCTCGCGACATCGCATGATAGGATGATTACGTCGCCCTCGTTCGGCGGTAGGTTACGTTTTACGGCAGCAAGGATAGACGACCTTGGGACCACCGTGTCCTCCAGATTGTCCGGGAACCGGCCCAGGACCGAAGCGACATAAAGGGCCGACTCCTCTCCCCACTCCCGGCGCCGTTCCTCTACCTGCTCCGCTGTAACCATCCCAGGTATAAGCTCCCGATTTTGCTGGATGTTCGGTGTGTCTGCCGCCGCAATTTCAACCGTGTGGTATAGGTCGCTTCCACCGTGGAACGCATCGTAGAACTCGCCCGAGCTGGCGAAGGCGTTCCCGGTGAGCAACATTCTGCTGGGATTGAGGCGCTTGACCGCGTCGATGTGGGATTGCTCGATGTTGTGGGCCTCGGTCAGGATGACCAGAAGGTGGGGACTGTGGAACCCCTGGATGTTGTACTCGTTATCAGTGGCGAACCCGACCGCATAGTGGCGGTCGTCATACTCCCACCGTGCCGTCCGGTACATCTGCCCGCCCAGCGATATCCTTGACGTTAGATATGCGGACCGGGCCTCCTTCCACACAATGTCCGAGACCTGGCGATGAGTCGGGCCGAGGACGACCGTAATAGCCGGGTAGTGGGTAGCCATCCACCAGAGCATGATCCTGGCCGATTGCCAGTCCTTGCCGGTGCCGTTGGCCCCAACGACCGCGACCCGGTTGTGGTCCCTGACCGCCCTCGCCATCTCTAATTGCTTATCGTAAACCGTGCCGCATCCCAGAACCGACTCCCAGAAATAATCCGGATCAGCCCTGGAGTGATCGACCAGCCACCGCTTCTCAGCCTGGGTCAGTGCTGTCACAGGCTTCCACTATCTCGCCGCCGGTCATCGCCTCCCGGAGTAGGTCCGCGAAGGTCGCGCCGCCGGCCATAATGTTCTGCTGATTAAACTGGATTAACGGTTTATCCGGCACAAGCCCGCCGATGGTATCAAGTCGCCGGAGAATGTCCAGGACGATCCCCGTAGCCCTCGCCGCTTGGGTATCATCTGGGCCCGTGGCCTGGCTCCACCATCGGAGCAGCAG